AGTCCGCCGGGGGCAAGGTGGGCAAGGCAGCGACCGCGGCAGGCAAGTTCGTCGGCGACGTCAACTTCGAGAGCAAGCTCGACTCTCCCGAGGGCAAGCAGAAGGTCCAGCACGAGATCCATAAGAAGGCGAAGGAGGCCTTCAAGCGGACCGATCTTCCGGCCATCAAGGACAAGCCGGAGTACCAGGAGGCCAAGAAGCTCAAGAACCGGCTGTTCAACCCGCGCGACGCGGCGACCAAGGCCTACCGCAAGGAGGTCAAGGCGGCCTACATCAAGCGTCTCGAGGACGCGGCCAACTCGATGACCAACGCCTCGGGGACTCGGCAGTACACCATTCGTGAACGCGGATGGGAGCTTCCGGCCGAGGGTGGCGCGCTGCCGAAGTCCAAGCACTACTGGGACGTCAGCACACGCGAGGTCAAGCACGCTGCCGACGGCGATGTCACCATCTCGGTCGAGGTCACCCTGGACGACTACGGGTTCGTCACGGACATCAACCCGATCAGCCCTGAGGATGCGATCGCCCAGAGCATGGACCTCGGCGCCGATTTCCTCGAGCACTACGGCGTGAAGGGCATGCGCTGGGGCGTGCGCAATGCCGATCGTCCCGCTCCGACGGCTGTGGATGCCGTGGCGAAGTCGGTGGTGCCTCACGGCGCCAAGCGCAAGACCAAGATCGAGGTCGAGGGCGGCGAGAACCACGAGGCCCATCCCGATGCGATCAAGGTGGCCGAGGCCCAGACCAAGCTCAAGAAGAGCGGTACGGCGGCACTGTCCAACGCCGAGTTGCAGCAGGTGGCCAAGCGCCTTCAGCTCGAGTCGCAGGTGGCTCAGCTGAGCTCGAACCGTGCGCAGAAGTTCATCCAGCGCCAGCTCGAGCAGCAGGGTCAGCAGGCCGTGCAGGTCGGCGTGCGCAAGGGCGGCGCGAAGGTCGTCAAGAAGGGTGTCAAGAAGGCGGGGAAGGCGGCAGCCACTGGCGCCGTCACGCTCGCCCTGCTCTAAGCAGAAGGGAGGTGAGACACATGGGGTTGCTGCTGATCATCCTGGGAATCATCTTCTGGTTCTTCATCTCAACCGCACTGGGTCTCCTGTGCATCATCATCGGGCTGATCCTGCTGTTCGTGCCGGGGGTTCCCTACGGCTACTCGAGCTGGCGGGGTCGCAACAGGAGTCCGTAGTAGTCGGGTTGTACTGATCTAGTGGAAGGGGGTTGGCGGCATGTTGGTTCATGAAGGGTCGCCAGCCCCTTACGTGCTGTCCAACACGGCGACGCCCGTGTACTACGGACAGTTCCGCGATGCGGTCATGCGTGGCGAGATTCCGGTCAACCGGGAGATCTCCATGGAGATGAACCGGATCGACGCTCTCATCCGCAATCCGAACATCTACTACGACGTGAATGCGGTGGAGGGATTCCTTCGCTTCTGCGAGGGAGAGATGACCCTGACCGAGGGGTCGGACCTCCACCTGCTGTTCACGTTCAAGTTGTGGGCGGAGCAAATCTTCGGCTGGTACTACTTCGTCGAGCGTTCGGTGTACGTCCCCTCCGAGGACAACCACGGTGGGCACTACGAGACGCAAGTCAAGAAGATCCGACTGACGAAGAAGTTCTACCTCATTGTCGCACGCGGTGCGGCAAAGTCGATGTTTGCTGCGCTCATCCAGGCGTACTTTCTCACGGTTGACACCTCGACCACGCACCAGATCACCACCGCACCGACGATGAAGCAGGCAGAAGAGGTTCTGTCTCCGATTCGTACGGCGGTAACTCGCTCTCGCGGTCCTCTGTTTCGATTCCTCACCGAGGGGTCGATGCACAACACCACGGGTTCGCGGTTCCTGCGGCAGAAGCTGGCGGCGACCAAGAAGGGCATCGAGAACTTTCTCACCGGGTCTCTGCTCGAGATCCGGCCCATGGCCATCAACAAGCTCCAGGGTCTACGCACCAAGATCGCCACCATCGACGAGTGGCTGTCCGGCGACCTCCGCGAGGACGTCATCGGTGCGGTGGAGCAGGGCGCGTCCAAACTGGACGACTATCTGATCCTGGCAATCAGCTCTGAAGGCACCGTCCGTAACGGTTCGGGCGATACCATCAAAATGGAGCTGATGGACATCCTCAAGGGTGAGTACCAAGCGCCCCATGTCTCGATCTGGCACTACAAGCTGGACGAGCTCGAGGAAGTCAGCGATCCGGCCATGTGGCTCAAGGCCAATCCGAACCTCGGCCAGACGGTCACGTACGAGACCTATCAGCTGGACGTCGAGCGCGCCGAGAAGGCACCGGCTTCGCGCAACGACATCCTGGCCAAGCGTTTCGGCATTCCCATGGAGGGTTATACCTACTACTTCACGTACGAGGAGACCCTTCCGCATCGCTGGAATCCCAACGGTTACTGGCAGATGCCGTGCGCGATGGGGATGGATGCATCGCAGGGCGACGATTTCTGGGCTTTTACTTTTTTGTTCCCGCTCGGCGGAGACCGCTACGGGATCAAGGTGCGTTCGTACATCACCGAGCGCACGCTCATGCTCCTGCAGGCCTCGGTGCGTGAGAAGTACCAGGAGTTCATCGACGAGGGTACCTTGCATGTCATGCCGGGGACGATCCTCAACTGGGAGGAGATCTTCGACGATCTCGACGCCTACGTCGTCGCCAATCAGTACGACGTGCGCACGTTCGGTTACGACCCGTACAACGCCAAGGAGTTCGTGGATCGGTTCATCGCCGAGAACGGTCCTTACGGTGTCGAGAAGGTCATTCAGGGCGCGAAGACCGAGTCCGTTCCTCTGGGCGAGCTGAAGAAGCTTTCCGAGGACCGCAAGCTCATATTCGATCAGTCCCTTATGTCGTGGACGATGGGTAACGCCATCACCATCCAGGACACCAACGGCAACCGCAAACTCCTCAAGAAGCGCCAGGAGGAGAAGATCGATAACGTGGCGTCGACCATGGACGCTTACATCTCATTGAAGCGAAACGTGGAGGCGTTCGAGTAATGGGCAACACGTTCAAGGCGCATATCTTCAAGCGGCGAAGCGTCGGCCCGCGCGAAGAGGTCGTGATCAAGCTGTTCGATACAGACGACTCTCCGCTCGACATCGGTGGCGCACCTGAGCCTTCGGGTCAAGCGGTGCTCGCCGCGTTCAAGGGGGACTACGATCCCGACGCCGACTACGAGGCCGGATCGCTGGTTCGCTACGAAGGCGGGACCTGGCTGGCTGCGGTCGACGCGCCGTCAGACTCGCTTCCGCCTGGTGAGGCCGGTGAACTCGAGGCCGTGGCGGTGGTTCGCCAGCAGAACGGAACGTCGGCCCCGGGGTTCATCCTCCCGCGCGACACCGACGTGGCCATCGCCGATTTGGCCCATCAGTCCGGCTACTACCTCAGCGGTACCTCGGTGTATTTCCGTGTTCCGGGAACCGTGGGCGAGATGGTCACGATCGCGGTCACCGGAACCACCGGCTCGACGGGTGGGCAGGTCATGCACCCCTACCGTCCCGACGGCTTCGACCTCATGGGCGCGGTGAACTACACGTCTCCTCAGACGTGGGCGATCCCGGCGGGCGGGTACTTCGGTCTCGAGGTTCTCGGTACGGCCGATTCGATCCGGCTGACCGGAGAAGGCGGGCCGCAACCGGCCGAGGGAAATTCCTGGGTGCGATTCGCCTAGGGTCGCGATCCATATTTACGAGAGGGGGTGAATCAATTGGACCACCGCACGAAGCCGGAAACTCCGGAAAAGCTTGTCCACTACGGCGTCAAGGGGATGCACTGGGGCATCCGCAAGAAGGACGACACCGGTGGCAGAGACGCTGCTCGTACCAACGCCGAGAAGAAGCAAGAACTGTCGAAGGAGATCTCCACCTCACCCAGCGGGCGAGTGACCAGTGCGCCAACGCCCAAGGTGGTCAAGGAGAGCCCCAAGTCTCAGGAAGGATCGAAGGCCAAGGAGAGCACGCCGGAATCTCAGGCCGACACGCAGCAACAGCGCGTTGACAAGTTCCTAAAACGCGCCGACATCATGGACAAGAAGATCTCTGAGCTAAAGCTTCGAGACGAAGAGCTTGCGGGGACCAAGAATCCCGTCAAGATGTATGAGAAGTACGGGAATAGCCAAACGCGCAAGCAATTC